GAGGGCGCTCCCCGGTGGAGTGGTAGGGGATGGGCAACCCACGCAAGGCCAACGGCGCCCGCCGCCGCCATGTCGTGCGGTGGCTCCGCTCGCAGGGCAGGCCCTGCTGGATATGTGGGCTACCCATAGACTACGGGGTGCCGCCGGGCAACCCCGGGGCCTTCGAGTGCGATGAGCTCGTCCCGGTCAGTCGCGGCGGATCGCCCTTCGACCGCGACAACGTCGCCGCCGCGCACCGCTGCTGCAACAACTGGCGCCGCGCCCGCAGCGTCGCCGAGGTCTCGGCCGTACGCCGCGCCCTCCGCGAGCATCTCGCCGCGTGGAACTCTCCTGAGTCCTTCGTCGAGCTGTGCAAGGCGCTCAAGTCCGAACGTATTCCCTTTATTAGTCCCCCGTCCGCGCCCGAGAAACAGCCGCGGCAAACGACCTCATGGTAGGGGATGCGCCCCGGCGCTCGACCCCACGGGGGTCTTTTGACGGATGGTGGCAGGCCACCATCCCGCGCCAGGGCCGCAATACCCCCGAATACGATTTTTTACAGAAGTCAAGCCAAAACCGCAGCTAAACCGAGAAAAACTAGGCGGGTGTGTACGTGAAGATACACGACATCGTCCCATATGAGCGAAATGCCCGGCACAACGCCTCCGCCGTCCCCGTGGTCGCCGACTCCATCAAGGAGTTCGGGCTGCGCGGGACCATCGGCCTGGAGAGCCGCGAGCGCCCGGTTATTGTATGGGGGCACACGCGCGTCGAGGCGTGCAGGAGCCTGGGGTGGGACGAGATACCCGACTCCAAGATCGAGTACTGCGACGACCTGACGGACGAGCAGATCAAGGCCTTCCGCATCGCCGACAACAAGACCGGCGAGGTGGCGACCTGGAACAAGTCGATGCTGCGCGAGGAGGTCCGCAGCCTCAAGGACTTCGACATGTCGAGGTTCGGACTTGACTTCAAAAGCAAACGGCTCGACTACGGCCACGAGCGCCTGAGGACGGACGACGCGTACAACCTGCGCCTCGTCAGCCGGTCCGACTGCGGCCGCGACGGCATGCCCCGCATGAAGCGGTGCATGGCCAGGCCGGCGGACATGATCGGTTTCAACTACGCCAAGAGCACGCCCGAGGCCGACAAGGCCGGCCGCTGCTGCCACTTCTTCATCGACGACTACCAGTTCGAGCGCGTGTGGGCCCGCCCCGCGGCCTACCTCGAGTGCCTGCGCGGCTTCGACTGCGTGCTCACGCCCGACTTCTCGCTCTACCTCGACATGCCCGACGCCATGCAGCGGTGGAACCGCTACCGCTCCCAGGCGCTCGGGCACTGGTGGCAGGAGCAGGGCCTCCGTGTAGTCCCGACCCTGTCGTGGGCGCAGCGCCGGAGCTTCCGCTTCGCGTTCGACGGCGTCCCGCGCCGCTCGACCGTCGCCGTGTCGACCGTCGGCGTGAAGGGGGACGATGGCGCCCTGGCCGTCTGGCGCGAGGGCATGGCGGAGGCCATGAGCCGCCTGGAGCCCGCGCGCGTGCTGCTCTACGGCGGCGATATAGGTTTCGATTTCGGCGCCTGCGAGGTCGTCGAGTACAAGGGAGGCGGTTTCCGTGGGAGGTAGGGGCTCTTATTCTTACTCCGGCAATCGTTCGGCCAAGGACGGATCGATTCTGTCGGCCTACGCGGTCGCATCTCTGAACAAGGGCACTGCTGGGGGAACGACGGTGGAGTCTGCCATAGACCGCTTTCGCGAGCAGCTGATGGGCAATAGGTACGAGCACTCGGCCTATATCGACGACGCGGGATATGTCCATGCGCTGGGGTCGACCGGAAAGGAAGGGTCGACCAAAGTTGCGCCGCTGTCCTCCGTCGCCCATGAAAAGGGCGTCTCGACGATTATCCATAACCATCCCCATGGCGGCTCGGACGGCCGCAAATGGGGAGGCCCGCTTTCCGGCGGCGACCTGGAATACATCGCCTCGGCCTACAACATGAGCGGAGGACGCGTCAAGAGGATCGTCGCGACGTCGAACGAGGGGACCTATTCCGCGCTCGTGACGAAAAGCGTGAGCGGCAAGGCCGTCAGGTCTGCCGTAAAGCGAGCGGATGCTACGGTCAGGGGGAGGAAATATCAGAGCGAAATCGCGATGTGGAGAGCAGTGAACAAGGCCTACACCTCGGAGTTTGCTAAAATAGGCATTGAGATCAGCTATGAGAAGCAACCGAAGAAAAGCGGGCTTCTCGTTACCCAGAAGACTGGCACCTATGCGTGATGGGGGTTGATGCCAGATGGCATATGACGTTGACTACGATTTCGAGTTTGACGAGGACGAGTTCGGCACGGCGATGATGCCCAAGGGCGTCAAGTGGCGTGGAAACCTCTGCCTGCTTCCCAACGGCAGGTACCTCCCGCCTGGAAACTACCGCACCGAAGACGGTGGCAACATCATCTACGAACCGAGCGAACTGAGCCCCTTCGCCGATATGCTCTCGCAGTTCAGATAGGCCGCGGGTATTCAGGATTTATAAGAGCCGTCCCAAGGGGCGGCTTTTTTATGCCGATTGGAGGTGGCGGATGCCCCTCGAGAAGCCCGCCGCGGTCGCCGGCGACCCCGTGAAGAGCGCCAAGTGGGACGAGCTCACCGCCGGCCGCTCGTTCACCCAGGCCGACGCGCCGACGCTCGCGCTGCTTTGCCAGTGGTACAAGATCGTCGAGCTCGCCCAGGACGAGCTCGACAGCTTCGGCGAGCAGACCGCCTACCAGAACGACATGGGGGACCTGAAGTCCTTCCCCCAGATAGCGACCCTGAAGACCGCGTCGGCGGAGATCAGGCAGCTCAACAAGCAGCTCGGCATAACCGACGGCCACGAGGGGGCGCAAGATGTCCGGAACGTCCAGACCAAGCTCTTCTCGATCGCCGAGCGCCACGAGGCGCGGAAGGCAAGAGCCGCGATATAGGGTCGCCGCCGGCGAGGTCGCCTACTCAGAGGGCGAGGACGCCGCCGAGCTGGGCGGGGACCTGGGCATGGAGCCCATCGAGTGGCAGTCGCTCGTGCTGTCCGACTGGTGCGCGTGCGACGCCGAGGGCCGCCCCGCCTACGTCACGTGCGGCCTGGACGTGCCTCGCCAGAACGGCAAGAACGCCGTCATCGAGATATACGAGGTGTTCCGCCTGGCGGTCTGCGGCTGGCACATCCTCCACACCGCGCACCGCGTGAGGACCGCCAAGAAGGCGTTCAACCGACTCGTCCGCTACTTCACGGACAAGGAGCACCCCGAGCTCTCGTGCCTCGTCGAGAGGATACGCCGCACGAACGGCGAGGAGGCCATCTACCTCACCAACGGCGGCTCCATCGAGTTCTCGGCGCGCACCAACGGAAGCGCGCGAGGCTTCGATGACATCCAGCTCGTCGTGTTCGACGAGGCGCAGGAGCTCACAGACTCCCAGTACGACGCCATCATGTACACGCTCGCCGCGTCCGCGACCGGAGAGCGCCAGATCATATACACGGGCACGCCGCCCAACGAGGACTGCCCCGGCACCGTGTTCGCGCGAACGCGCGCGGCCATCCTCGCCGGCGACATCCCGAGCACCGAGTGGTGCTCGTGGGCGACCGACGAGTGCCCGCGCCAGGACGCCACGTTCGACGACGTGGTGGACCTCATCTACGAATCGAACCCGAGCATGGGCATCATCCTGTCGCTCGACTTCACCCGCACGGAGTTCGCCGGCGGCTCGATCACCGGCTTCGCCCACGAGCGCCTGGGCTGGTTCAGCCCGGCCGCCATGCTTACGAGGGCCATCCCGCGGGAATCGTGGAGCGCCGCCCTCATCGACGCCATCGGCGACCGGTACCGCGGCAAGAAGGCCTTCGGGGTGAAGTTCTCGAGGGACGGGTCGACCTACGCACTGTCGGGCTGCAAGCTCGGCCAGCGGGCGCTCAAGGGCAAGGCCGCCGTCGAGCTCATCAGGGTTGGAACGACGGCGGGCGGTGCCCGCGAGCTCGCCGAGTGGCTCTACGACCGCCGCACGACCGCGTCGGTCGTCGTCATCGACGGCATGTCGGGCGCCGACGCGCTCATCGACCGCCTCGCCGAGATGAAGCCGCCGCGCGGCTACGTCGTGAGGCCGCAGACGCGCGACGTGGTCGCCGCCGCCGTCGGCTTCGTGGACGCGCTCAACGACGGCACGCTCGCGCACACCTACGACCCGACGCTCGAGGATTCGGCGAGGAAGTGCGTGCGTAGGAAGATCGGGTCCCGCGGCGGGTGGGGCTTCGGCTCCCCCGAGGACGCGACCGTGTCGCCCGAGCCGCTCGAATCTTGCTCGCTCGCGCTGTGGGGCGCGAGGAACACCAAGCGCAACCCGCGCAGGAAGCAGAGGACACTGTGATCCAGAGAATTGGGCAGAGGGCCTCCGTCGAGACGCCGAACCTCGACGCCGTCCCCGAGCCGTACAGAGCCGCCGTGGAGGACATGTTCGACACCTGGGGCGACATGTCGGCGCGCAACACCGTCCTCAAGCGCTACTACGACATGAAGAACGAGATGAAGAGCCTCGGTATCTCCATCCCGCCCATGCTCGAGATGGTCAACTGCGTCACCGGGTGGTGCGCCAAGGCCATCAAGGCGCACTCCGTGCGCTCCGTCTTCGACGGCTTCGTCTTCGACGGCGCGGAGGACCAGGATCTCAAGCGCCTCGTGCGCGAGAACCGCCTGAGGTCGCTCTACCGGCAGGCGTGCGCGAGCGCCCTCACCTACGGCGTGTCGGCCATGACCGTCATGAGGGGCGGCCCCGGACAGCCCGAGGCGATGGTTCGCGTGTTCAGCGCGAACCAGTTCTGCTGCCTGTGGGACAAGGACGCCCGCCGCATCCGCTGCGGCGTCGTCCTCGCCGACGTCGACAGGTCGGGCAACGCTTCCCGCTATGTGTGCCATTTCCCGGACGCGGTGCTCACGCTGGTGCGCATCGGCTCGGGCGGCGGCCCATACGAGTGGGGCTGCGAGACGGAGCCGAACCCCATGGGGCGCCCGCTCATGGAGGTGTTCACCTACGACCCCGACCCGGACCGTCCGCTCGGCCACTCCATGCTCACGCCCGAGATCTTGGGTATCGTCGACAAGGCCATGCGCGACGTTCTGCGCATGGAGGTCGGCGCGGAGTTCTTTACGTTCCCCCAGCGATACATCCTCGGCGCCAAGGAAGACCTCTTCTCCGTGAAGGACGGGGACGGCGGGGAGGGCGATGACGATGACGAGGACGAGGACGGCACCGCCGCCCCGCCGTCGCCCATCGACAAGTTCAACGCGTACGTCGGGTCGTTCCTCGCCATCACCAAGGACGAGGACGGCGATGTCCCGACCGTGGGGCAGTTCGCCGCACCGACCGCGGACAACTTCACGCGCGTCTTCGAGAACGACGCGCAGCGGTTCTCCGGCGCGACCAACGTGCCGCTGGCGCAGCTGGGCGTGCTGTCGAACACCTACACGTCCTCGGACGCCCTGGGCGCGGCGAACGACCCGCTCATCCTCGAGGTGGAGCAGATCAACGAGCACAACGCCGAGGCGCTCGAGACGGTCGCGCAGATGATGATGGCGGTCAAGGACGGCGTCCCGATATCCGGGCTCACCGACGAGCAGCGCGCCGTCCAGGCGTACTTCAAGGACCCCTCGATGCCGACCATCGCGGCGCGCGCCGACGCGTGGACGAAACTCGCCGCCGCGGACGAGAGCATGCTGGGCACCCGCGTCTACTACGAGGGCGTGGGCCTGTCCCAGCCGACCATCGACCGCCTGGAGCGAGAGAAGCAGCAGAGCGGGGCCATCGCGTCGCTAAACGCCATGGCGGAGACGATGGCCGCGCAGGCCGCGAAGGCCGCGGCCCTGCCGCCCGCCGGCGGTGAGGCGGAGTGATACCGCGCGAGGACTTCGACCGCTATGCCCGCGCGCTCGGCATCAACGCCGACCTGCTGCAGGCGGCGGTCGCGCAGGCGATAGACGAGTTCGCCGGACTCTACGGCGAGGAGCTCTACCGGGCGCTGGCGCGCACCTACGCGGCGCTCGTGGCCAAGTTCGGATCTTTCGCCGCCGCCGCGGCCGTCGAGTTCTACGCCGCCATGCGCTCGGGCGCCGGCCCGGCGCAGGGATACGAGCCGCGGCAGTTCGACCCCGGCCACGGCGGGCTCCTCGCGAGCGACGTCGACGAGGCACTGCGGACTTCCGCGCCCGCCTTGGCCCTCGCGGCGACGGCCGTGCAGCGCGTCATGGGCTATGCGGACGCCACGATCCAGGGCAACGCCATGGCCGACCCGGCGCACCCGCGCTGGGCGCTGGTGCCGCACGCCGGCGCGTGCGACTGGTGCCGGATGATCGGCTCGCGCGGCTTCGTGTTCAAGAGCTCGGCGACAGCCGGCGCCGAGCGCCACCCGAGCTGCAGGTGCATACCGGTCGCCGACTTCTCCGACAGCCCCGCGCTCGACGGATACGACCCGTCGGCGCTCTACGACGAGTACCGCGGGAAGCACCCCGAATGGGGGTCCAGGCGCTCGGGGTCCCGCGGCCACCGCAGGGGCGGCAAGGTGGTCGCCGCGTTCGTGGACGGGAAGAGATTCGGGAGCATCGGCGACATCCAGAGGTACATGGAGGGGGCGTCGTCCCCGGATGACCTCAAGGCCCGCATGGCCACCGCGAACAGAGCGGGGCTGGCCATGGGCTTCAAGCCCGGGAGCCCCTACGCCAAGTCGCTCGCGCAGACCGCGGCGAGCGTGAGCAAGAGGCTCTCGGCCAAGTGAGGACGCCCCGTGGGAGGGCGGGCGCGACGCGCCATCAAGCGTCGCCGGCGAAGACACGCAACGCGCCGGCAGGAACACGAGGCCGCAGCCCGCACGGGAAGCGGCCTTTTCCATGCCAAAACACCGCCAGCGCCACCGCACGTGGCGCGAGACGAGCCCCGCACGGGGCGGAAGGAGTGCAAGATGCCGACCCAGCAGCAAGCCAACAACGTGACCGATCCTGTCGAGCCCCCGCAGCCTGCCGCGCCGGCGGAACACGGCGCCGGCCAAGAGCCCGGCGCGCCGCAGGAGCCGCCCGCGATCGACTGGAAGGCCGAGGCCGAGCGATTCAAGAAGGAGTCCCGCAAGTGGGAGGCCCGGGCCAAGGAGAACAAGGGCAAGGCCGACCTGTGGGACGCCCAGGGCGCGCAGGCGCCCACCGTCGAGTCACTCAACGACGAGCTCAACGACCTGAAGGGACGCCTCGCCGCGTCCGAGGCCGAGCGCGAGCGCGAGCGCACCCTGGCCCGCGTGTCGCAGGCCACCGGCGTCCCCGCCGCGCTCATCCACGGCGACGACGAGGAGTCGATGACGGCATCGGCAAAGGCCGTCGCCGACTTCGCCGAGTCGCGCCAGCCGGGCTACCCGCTCGACAAGGGCGGATCCGGCGGAGGCAAGAAAGTGAACAGGGAGTCCATCGAGTCCATCAAGGACCCCGCCAAGCGCATCATGGCCCGCGCCGCGCACATGGAACTCTATAAGTAAGAAAGGGGCAAACATGCCCGTACCCGCAAACATCTCCGACTCCACGGCCATCAACGCCTCGATGGACCAGGAGTTCATCCGCAACTTCGAGGGCGACCTCGACCGCCTGCTCGAGGTCCTCGGCATCTTCGGCGCCGAGACCATCGCCGCCGGCACCACGCTCAAGATGCTCAAGGTGACCGGCGAGCTCAACGACTCAAAGACCGCCGGCTCCAAGGAGTCCGCCACCGGCGATGCCGCCGTCCAGCTGGGCTCCAGCTCCGGCACGGCCTACGTCGAGGGCGACGAGGTCGCTCTGTCCAAGTTCACCGCCACCTACGAGTCCGTGGGCGAGGCCGAGGCCTTCCCGTACCGCCGCATGACCACGCACAAGGCGATCCAGCGTTCCGGCTACGTCAACGCCGTGCTCAAGACCGATAAGCACATGGCATCGCTCGTGCGCCGCAGCATCGTCTCGCGCTTCTTCTCCTTCCTGCTCAAGGGAACGGGCGCGGCGACCGGCAAGGGGCTGCAGGCCTGCGCCGCGGCCGTCGACGCCAAGCTCGGCAACACCCTTGAGACCAACGGCGACGCCGCCGAGCGCGTCGTCCACTTCATCAACCGAGACGACGCCGCCGACTACCTCGGCAACGCGACCATCACCGACCAGAACCTGTTCGGCCTCACCTACCTCGAGAACTTCCTGGGCCTCTCGGGCGTCTTCCTGACCAACCAGGTCGCCAAGGGAACCATGATCGCCACGCCCGCCGACAACATCCGCATCTTCGGCGTGGACTTCGGCGAGCTCGCGACCTCCGGCCTCACGTACACGGTCTCCGACTCCGGCCTGATCGGCGTGGTGCACACCCCGGCATACGACCACGTGTCCGTGGAGACCAACGTGCTCGCCGGCGCGACGTTCTTCCCCGAGGTGAAGGACTACATCGTGAAGGGAACCATCACGACCAAGTAAGGAGGCCGACGTGGACGACTACGCGTTCGCTACGGTTGACGAGTACCGCGTCGATACGGGTGACACGGCGACCGACGAGGAACGCGTCGCGGCCGAGCTGTCGCGGCAGAGTGCGAAGCTCCGCGCGATCCTCGGCATGCCGCGCTACCGCCCCCTGTCGGGCGACGCCCGCGAGCTCGCCCGCGATCTGGTGACCGACGCGGCCCGCAAGAAGCTGGTCCAGCCGGCCTGCGCGCCCATGGGCGTGGAGGACCTCACCGGCGTCTCGCAGTCGAGCTTCACGGCCAACGGGTTCCAGGGGAGCTTCACCTACCAGAACCCGAGCGGGACGGCCTACTTCGACCGCTCGACGCTCACCGCTCTCAAGAGGCTCCTCGGGCGCGGTCAGCGCATCGGCACCGTGTGCCCGAACTACGGGCGCAGGCCGTGATGGGCGAGGAGGTGACGGTGCTGTCGAGCACGGAGGCGGGCAGGGACGCCATGGGCGAGCCTGTCGTCGAGTGGGAGGCCACCGTCGTCACGGGGTGCCTCGTGCGGCCCCTGGCTGGCTCTGATGTGGGGGATGCCGTCCGGCCGGACGGCATCGAGGCGAGCTACTCTATCGCGTTCCCCAAGACGTACGCGGGGCCGCCGCTGGCGCGCTGCCGCATCGCCCTGACGGGGCGCGGCATGCCAGCCGACCCCGACACCGCGCTGCTGGTGGCCGGCTCCCCCGACATCACGAACCCCTGTCCCACGGCGTGGAACATGACGGCGACGGTGGGGAGGGTCCATGGCTGACAAGATCAAGTTCGGGCGCTTCGTCCACAGCGACGCGGGAGTCATCGCCGTCACGAAGGGCGCGGGCGTCCGCGCCTTGGTGGCGACCGAGACCGCCCGCCTCGCGGCGAGGGCCAACGCCGCGGCCGCGTCGCACCACGTGCCGTCGGGTTACCGCAGGTCCCTCGAGAAGAAATACCCGGGGACATTCGACAGCGCCCCCTACGTGGGCGTCGTCAAGTCGGGCTCCTGCGACACCCTCGGCGTCGTTCGCGCCGCGACCCCGGCCGGCGCATTCGACCAGAACCGCAACCACACCCTCGACCACCTGCTCTAAGGAGGGAACGTGCCGAGACTCAACGTGATGGGCGAGCTCAGGGCGATCCTCGAGTCGGCCCTGGGCGGCGTGCCCGTTCAGGTCTGCCTGCCCGGGGAACGGCCGGGGACCGTCGTGGTGGTCCGCCGGTGCGGGGGCGCGCGGCAGGACGCACTCGTGGACTCGCCGCAGGTCGAGGTCATCATGTGGGCCCCGACAGAGGCCAGAGCCGAGGATCTCGCCGAGCGCGTGGGCGACGCTATGTCGCGCCTGCCGTTCTCGCGGGGCTTCTGCGCCTGCGAGGAGCTCGAGATGCGGACCGACTACGACTACCTCGCCCGGTCCCCGCGCTGGTACGCGCTGTACCGACTGAAGACATACCAACCGAAAGAAGGATAAATGGCATCCAACAACGAAGAGGCCAAGATCGCCCTTGCGGCAGAGGACGCGGTCCCCGCGGCCGATATCGACCCCTCGCTCGTAACCACCGGCTCACCCGTCGAGGGCGGCTGCGTGTACACGAGCTTCAAGGCCAAGCCGACGCTCCCGGCCGACGCCACGACCAAGATCTCCACGCTCACCGACCTCGTGTCGCTGGGCGACCTGTCGCCCGACGGCTTCACGGCCTCCAAGGGCGTGACAGTCAACGAGTTCAAGGGCTGGCATCAGTCCATCGTGCTCACCAAGGTCTCCGAGGAGAAGCACCAGTACAAGATGGTCTTCATCGAGTCCGTCCGCTCCTCCGTCGCCAAGCTGCGCTACGGCGCCGACAACGTCGAGACGAACAAGGACGGAACGTTCAGCCACATCAAGGCCGTCGCCAACTCCGACGTGCGCGTCCCGCTCGTCATCGACGAGCTCGAGGACACGGGCAGCCTCCGCCGCACCGTCATCCCGCGCGTCTCCATCGACTCCTATGACGACGTCGAGCACAAGCCCGGCGGGCTGGTGCAGTACGGCTTCACCTTCACGGTCATCAAGACCGCGGACAAGCCGCTGTTCGACATCTACCGCGCAAAGCCCGCCGCGTAGGCAGGGCCATAACGAGAACGTCGCCCCGGCACTGCCGGGGCGGCCCTTTATCTTGGAGGAAAGATGAACAAGGACTACCTGGCAATGATGGACGAGGGCGAGCTCGAGGCTTACGCCAAGGTCCTCGGCTTCACGACCGCCGCCGCGCAGACGGCTGTGGACAAGGCGAAGCTCATCGAGCAGAAGCGAGGACGCTGCGCCGAGCTGACCGTTCTCGGCATCGCCATGAGCATCCCCGTCAAGCGCGCGCACGACCGCCGCTTCATCGATGTCATGAACAAGGAGGACCGCACGACCGAGGAGCTCGACGGGGCGTTCCGCTTCCTCCTCGGCGACGAGCAGTACGCGAGCCTCATGGAGGCCGTGACCGAGGATGACGGCACGCAGGACGACGACGCCCTGGGCTACGCATACAACAAGCTGCTCTACTCGGCCGAACTAAAAAACTTCTAGAGCTCGCCGACCTCGAGGAGCGTCACCTGCCCCTGCTCAGGCACGACTTCAGGACATGCTACGGCTGCTGCTACGACGAGGTCGGTGTCGCCGAGGCGTACGACCTCGTGAGGACGCTGCCCGACGGCTCGCTCACCGTGGCGGCCCTACACCCGGAGCGCAGCTGGACCCGAGAGCAGCACCTGGCGGCGGACATCGTGGACAGCGTCTACGCGGCGGCGACCGCGCTGTGCGGCGGCAAGGCATCGGAAGCCCCGAGGGTGCCCCGCCCGAGGGACGTGGCCGCCGCCGGCGCCGCGGCAGAGCGCGCGGCGTCGGTTCGCGCCCGCATCGAGAACACCGAGTGGGTGGAGGTGACGGATGGCTGAGATCGGACGCGCGGACCTGCTGATCGTCCCCAGGTTCGACAACCTTACCAAGTCGGTCGAGTCCGCGCTCGGCAAGTGCGAGGGGCAGGCGAGCAAGTCCGGCTCCAGCCTCGGCAAGAGCACGGGCTCCGGGTTCGGGAAGGGGCTGGCCGGCTCCGGCGCGATGATAGGCGCCTTCTCGACGCTCACGTCGAAGGCCATGGACTCCATCTCGTCCCATGTCGGGTCGGCGATCAGCCGCTTCGACACGCTCAACAACTACCCGAAGGTCATGCAGTCCCTCGGGTACTCAGCTGATTCCGCCAACGCGTCGATCGGCAAGATGTCCGACCGCCTGTCGACCCTGCCCACCAGGCTCGACGACATGGTCTCGGTCGTCCAGGGCATCACCGCCACGGTCGGGGACCTCGACAAGGCCACCGACGTCGGCCTCGCGCTCAACGACATGCTCATCGCCTCGGGCAGCTCGACCCAGCTGTGCTCGGCGGCGATGGAGCAGTTCCGCCAGATCCTCTCCAAGGGCAAGCCCGAGATGGAGGACTGGCGCTCGCTGACAACGGCCGCGCCGGGCCAGATGGACCAGCTGGCGAAATCCATGCTCGGCCCCACGGCAAACGCCAACGACCTGTACGCAGCCCTCGGCGGCGGGGGCAAGGACCCGACTATCACGCTCGACCAGCTCATGGACAAGATGGTCGAGCTCGACACGCAGGGCGGCGCGAGCTTCGCGTCCTTCAAGGACCAGGCCGAGACCGCGGCCGGCGGCGTCCAGACGAGCATCCAGAACATGTCGAACTCCGTGACCAAGGGCGTCACCGGGACGCTCGAGGCGATCGGCAGGAACAACATCGCCGGGGTGCTCGACGACGCGAAGGGCGCCGTGAACGGCTTCTTCAAGGTCGTCAACGGAGGCGTCTCGGCGTCGATGCCGATGGTCAAGCAGCTCTACGGCGGGTTCAAGGGCCTGGCGCCCGAGATTATCTCTGGGGCGGCAGGCATCGCGGCGTGGCAGAAGGCGGTACCGGTCCTCTCCGGCGTCGCGAGCGGCGTGGGCAAGGCCACCGAGGCCTTCAAGCTCGCCCGCGGGGGCGCCGGAACCTTCGCCGAGTCGCTCGAGGCGGTGGGCATCGGCTTCAACCCGGTCGCGATCGGCTGCACCGTCGCGGCCGCCGGCATCGGCATACTCATCGAGAAGCAGGTCGAGTGGCAGGCCCGCACGGACGCTCTGAACAAGGCCACGACCGGCCTGGTCGACGCGGCCTCAAACACCGTGGCGCTCGAGTCCTACGCCGGCAGGGTCGAGAATGTAGGCAAGAAGTCCTCATTCTCGGCGATGTCCGTCGACGAGCTCGCCGAGTCGATCGGCAAGCACGTCGACGCCATGAACGAGAACACGAGGGCGGCCGAGTCGCAGATCGCGCAGCTCAACACCGCGCAGCAGATCATCGACAACTACGCCGGCAAGACCGACCTGTCCACCGACGCGCAGGGCAGGCTCACATGGGCGCTGCAGCTTCTCAACGACCAGCTCGGGCTCAACATCTCGGCGCAGGACGTGGCGAACGGGAAGTACGTCGACGCGGACGGCAACGTCAAGAACCTCAAGCAGTCCATCGACGAGCTCGTCGCCTCCAAGAAGAAGGACGCCGAGGTGAGTGCCCTCACGGCGAACCTCACCGAGGCGTACCAGGCCCAGTCCGAGGCGGCCGACACGCTCGCCTCCAAGACGAAGCCCTACCAGGACCGCCTGAAGGAGCTCGCTAAGACCTACCCGGAGCTCTCAAAGGGAGAGCTCGAGGCGCTCGCCTGCACCGAGAAGGTCGGCAGGGAGTACAACGAGGCGAAGAAGCAGTTCGACTCCGCCTCGGAGAGCATCGACGTCCTCAACGGCAAGCTCGGCGACGCCTCACTGACCTCGCAGGAGGCCGGCAGCACCTTCGAGCACTTCGCCCAGGCGCAGCTGACGCTCTTCCAGGCGCAGCTATCGGCCAACGGCGAGACCCTGTCCGCCGTCTCCGGCTCGCTCACGCAGCTTGGCGTCGACACCGAGCAGCTGGCGAGCCTCAGCGACGACCAGCTCGCAAAGCTGGCTCAGGACTACGACGGCACCGCCCGCTCCATCGTCGACGACCTCGACGGGTGGGGTGTCTCGATGGACGAGGGCGCCGCTTCGACGGTCCGCGCAGCGAGCCAGATCCAGGCCGCGCTTGAGGACATGGGCGGCAAGCTCAAGAAGGCGTTCTCGAAGGAGAACATCGACTTCGGCGCGTTCTCGGACGCCTGCGTCGCCGCCGGCGTGTCGACCGAGACTCTCAACAGCATCGGCTCGGCCAACCTCGCCGCGCTCGCCAGCAACTTCAACGGCAACATCGACCAGATGGTGTGGGCCGTCCAGAACTACAACGCGCAGCCCATCGTCGACAAGAACGGCAACGTGACCGTCGACCAAACCCAGCTGATGGACGCCCAGGGAAACGTGTACACCTGGAACGGCGAGCAGCTGATGGACAAGAACGGCACCGTCGACGTGAGCGTTGGCGACCTGCGCGACGCCCAAGGGAACCTCGTGACCTGGAACGGCACGGCGCTCCAGTCCAAGAACGGCAAGGCAAAGGTCGACAAGAAGGAAGTCGACAAGGCCCAGACGTCGGTCGACAAGCTTAACGGTACCAAGCTCAAGAACAAGGAGATGACCGCCAAGGCGACCTACGGGACGCTTCTCAAGTGCCAGTCCGCCATGCAGGCCGTGATGAACGAGCCGTTCCACTCCAGGTCGGCGACGATCACCACGACCTACGTGACCGTCAACAGGACGCGCAACGAGAAGGCCGCCGGCGGCATACGCCATGCCGACGGCGGCATCCGCATGCACGCGCATGGCGCCATCGTCGACGCGCCGGTCACCGGCTACCCGCTCGACTGGGTGGGCGAGGACGGCGCCGAGGCCATCGTCCCACTCACCAACCGAAAGTACTCGGAGCCGTTCGCGGCGACCATCGCCGAGCAGATGGCGCGGCTCGGGGGTCAGCGCGGCGACGTCTACAACATCTACCTCGACGGGTCCGCCCTCGAGGTCGACGAGAGGGTCGCGGAGGCGCTCAAGGCGCTGGTCACCGAGCTCAAGAGGACCGTCAGGACCGGAAGGGGGTAGGGCATGGCATACGCGGAGACAAAGCGAAATAACGTCAAGTACTACGGGGTCTCCCTGTCGACCTGGGTCGAGAACATCAGCGACTCGACCGCGCGAATCCACTGGAGCGCCGCTGTCGACTTCGGCAACTGGTACTGGTACGGCGTGCGCCTCCACGTCAAAGTCGGCGGCGTCTGGCGGGCGAGCGGCGACGGTTACACGACCTCCAGGGACCAGCGCGCCGTCACCGTCAGCGGCTATACTGATGCCGCCCGTAGGGACGATGACTACGGAGTCTGGGTCGAGGCCTACACCGAGTCCGTCTCGGTGGGCGGCTACGGGGGCGTCGGATCTGTGACCTCATGCGGCGAGAGCGCCGACATCCCTAAGATCCCCGCCTACAAGCCGGACGCCCCGACCGACCTGAGGGTCACGCGCTCGACCGACGACGTCACCGAGTTCGAGTGGGTCAACCACCCTGACAACGGCGCCCGGAAGTACTACGAGGGCAGCAACGCGTACCGCCACACGAACGGCGGACCGACCGAGAACCTGTACAACCGCGAAACGATCTCGAACTACCGCGACGCGACCACGGCGGCGAACAACTACTACGACTACGACGTTCGAGCGCGCTGGCGCGGCGGAACGTCGGACATGTCGAACTCGGTGCGCGTCTACAAGACACCCGCGCCTCCCGCCTCGGTGTCGCTCGAGCGGGCCGGGGACGGCGAGGCCTCTCTCATCGTGCGCGGCCCGGACATCCCGTCGTGGATAACGGGTTTCGAGGTGCGCGCCACTGCGGACGCCGGCAGGACCTATGCCTCGCGCTCGCTTGACGCCGACAAGGTCGAGCCAGGGGTCTGGTCGATGGCCGACCCCGCGGCGCTCGCAGGCGACCGCGTCGTCTACGAGGTCAGGACCTATAAGGAGAACCCCGTCGACGGCGGCGGCGAGACCGTCGCCTCGGCATGGTGCGCCTCCAATCCGGTCGCGACCATCTGCGCGCCGTACGCACCGGCCGTGGGAGGGGTGGAACCGGCGTACCCCACCGGCTCCACGGCGGACATCTCCTGGACGCGCAACCACCCGGACGGGACCGCGCAGACCGCGGCCCAGGTCGAGGTCACGCGCCCCGGGGGTGCCGTCGAGACCGTGGATGTCTCCGGGGCGACGTCGTCCATCTCGCTCGCGGTCACGGCGAAGGGCCCTTGGCGCGTCCGTGTGCGCACCAAGGGCCAGGACCCGTCATGGGGACCGTGGTCGGGATACGCGGCCTTCAACGTCGCCGACCCGCCCCAGGCGTTCATCTCGCTCCCGACCGATGACGGCGAGACCGTCGTTGAGCTTCCGCTCCGCGCGACTTGGGTCGTGGCGGACGAGACCGGCGTCTCCTACCAGCGCCTCAGGCTGCTGAGGGACGGCTCCGCGCTCGTCGACGTTGCCCTTTCGACCGACGCGCGCGCCCATGAGATCGCGTCGGGCGTCGAGAACAGGGCGGACTACGTCCTCGAGCTCACGGTCCGCGGCGGCTCGGGCCTCTTCGTGACCGCCACGAGGTCGTTCTCGACCGACTGGCTGCCGCCGGCGACACCGATCGTCAACGTGTCGTATGACGACGCGCTCGCCGCCGTAATCACGGTCCGCGATGGCATCTCAGAGTTCGCGGTCAGCGGGCACAGGCTGACGGGCCCCATGGCCGTGACAGCCGAGGGGAACATCCGCGTGACCGGCGGACTGATCGTGAGGGGCACGCACGCAATCGTGCACAACCTGCCGCCGTGCGCGTCCTTCGATATCGAGCGCGTGCTGGCCGACGGGTCGCGGCTCGTGCTCGCGCGCGGGCTCAAGTCAGGCCAGAGCGTCATCGACCGCCTGCCGCCGCTGAACGTCGAGTTCTCCTACATGGCGCGCGGCCACGCCGCAAGCGGCACGTCCTCGACGACCGAGGTCTCGACCGTGTGCCGGTGCGACGGCTTCGCGCTCAACTTCGGTCCGGACGCGTCCGAGGCCGTCGTGGGCGACCGCAACATGGGCGGCCCGCCGCAGTACTCAGTATCGGTCGAGCGCGAGCGAGACCAGTTCCACTTCGTCGGCGGCGGCCTCCCGATGGGATTCGAGAGCGGCAGCTCCACGATAAAGGAGTCGATGGAGTTCACAATCGATGAGGGCGACTACCTGCGGGTGCGCGGCCTGCTCGATCGATACGGCAGCGCCTGGGTGCGCCCGCACCTCGGCGACCGTGGCTTCGCGGCGGTCACGGCGACGCTCGCCAGGTGCGCACCAGAGGACTACAGGGTGTCGGCCTCGACAAAACGAGAGAGATGGAGGGAGCCCAATGGCGTCGGATGATATCTGGCTGTCGCCGTTCATGGCCTCCTACCGGTACGTCCGCGTATCGCGGGCGACCGGCCTGGAGGTCGGCGCCATCGAGTCCTTCACCGGCGGCAGCATCAGCCGCAACCAGGACACGGACACCTACGAGTCCGCATCGCTGGACTACGTCGGCAGGCTCGACGTGGGAAACGACTTCGTGCGCATCTACCTCGATGCCGAGGACCCGCTCACGGGCGCCTCGCGCACCGTGTGCCTGGGCACCTTCGAGTGCTCGACGCCGTCGCGCTCGGTCAGCGGCGAGGTCGCGACCGGCACTGCGACGCTGTACGGCAGGCTCCACGACCTCGCAAAGGACGACTTCGACGAGCCATATGCCATCCCGGCGGGCTCCAACGCGGTCGCGGCCGCCAGGGAGATCGCCGAGGGCTGCGGGCTCGAGGTCATCGCCGAGCCGAGCGACTACACCCTGTCGGCGGCGTGGGTCTTCGGAATCGCCACCACGCCCGACAATCCAGACAGCAAGCTGGGCGCGGTCAACCGCCTGCTCGCCGCCGCGGGGTTCAGGGGCGCCACGACCGACGCCTACGGCCGCGTGCTCTTCAGGCGGTACCTGGAGCCTGCGGCCAGGCCGATCGGCCACGCCTTCTCGGAGGGTGAGGACTGCAGGGTCCTGCCGGATCTCACCGACGAGCAGGACGACTTCGACGCCGTGAACGTCGTGCACGTCGACTTCACCGTCCAGGGCGAGAGCGTTAGGGGAACCGCCTCCGACGACAGCCCCGAGAGCGAGTGGTCTACCGTCTCGACCGGCCGGCGCATCGTGAAGAGGTACCAGTACAGCGACCTCCCCGCGGGGGAGAGCGTGGTCGCCGGGGGCTCATACCCGCTCATGGGCGCCGGCACCCACGACAGCGCCACCTTCAGGGCCAGCGGCAGCGCCGGCACCGTGTCGGCCGTCGGGGTGTCTGGCTGCCCGATCGGGGGCATCAGCCAGGCGATACGCATCACCAAGGGTTCCGCATCCGGAGAGATCGGCATAGCGCAGGACAAGATTTCCCTCAAGAAGGGGCAGCCGTACACCGAGACCGTCTACCTGTACGCATCGGCGCGCACGCAGGTGAGAGTCTTGCCCCTCTGGCGCCCCGACGACGACGGCGAGACCCGTACGCTCGATATCGAGCAGGGCTGGACGAGGCTGACTCTCACGGCTACCCCGACAAAGTCCGAGGAGTACAGCGTCGGCTACATCTACCTGTCCTATGGCGCGCCGACCGGGTCCTATATCGACGTCGCGCAGATCAAGGTGGAGGAGGGCGCTGCGGCGACGCAGCTCGCCATCGAGGCCGCCAACGAGAAGGCTGCGAGCCTGCTCGCCACCGAGTGCTCCGTCATCCGACGGATGACCATCACGGCGATCTTCACCCCGGATGCCGACGTCTACTCGGCGTGCTCCATCAGACTGCCGTCCGTCGGCGCCGAGCTCACGCGGGCATGCATCAGAAGGATGGACCTCGAGCTCACGATGGGATGCCCCATGAGGCTCGAGCTCCGCAACTACCTGAGGGGTGAGGCATCGTGAACCAGATTCCGTCGCTGGCGGCGGATCTCGCCGATATCGTCTCCGGCCCGACTGCCGCGGGCGTCTCGATCGCCTACGGCACCGTCATCGCATCGGACTCAAGGACCGTCGACGTGCGCGTCGGAGGGTCGGTCGTGCCCGGTATCTGCATGACCACGGGCTGCCGCGGGGCGGCGGCCGGGCAACGCGTCATACTCATCGGCGCTCCGCCCCTCTGGACGGCCATCGGAATCATCGCGTAGGAGGCTTATGAAGTACCACAACATCAAGATCAGGGGGCGCACCTGCTCGTGCGACGACAAGAGGCTCGTGCAGGGCACGGTCGGCCAGGACGCCGTCACGCTTGACCTCGACGAGGAATGGAACGGACTCGAGGTGACTGTCACCTTCGTCAGCTCCAAGGGGCCCTACACCCCCGCCGGGCGGGACGGCATATGGCCGGTTCCCTGGGAGGTCCTGGCGGAAGACGGCGAGGTGGCGGTCGGTATCGAGGGCCGACGGGGCACCGACGTGCTCAAGACCGTCCGGCCGGAATGGGCGCTCCGCGTCCGGCCGTCGATATCGAGCCCCGGTCAGCTGCCAAGCGACCCGACCGTGAGCGACCTGCAGGCGCTCGTGCTCGAGGCCAAGGAGCTCAAGGCGCAGATCGCGCAGACCGTCGCCGACGCCCGCGCTGTGCTCGGCGAGATCGAGGACTACGGCATCGCCGAGTGGAGCGTGGACGCCCGGGTCCACCGCCTGCTGGTGGGCCCGGTCAAATCGAGGAAGGATGATGCCTAGTGGCTGATGAGAACACCGGCGGCACCCTGACCGAGGTCAAGGTGTCCAAGGGCGAGTACATCGACGGCCTGACCGTCACCCTGAAGGACGGCACGTCAAAGGACTACCCGTTCAAGTACGAGAACGAGGCGGCGCTGGAGGCCTCGCGCATCGACGCCGACGCCGCCGCTAAGGCCGCGAATGAGGCCAAGGCCGCGGTGGAGGCCAACGAGGAGCAGCGCAAGACGGGCGAGGCGACGCGCGTCTCCAACGAGGAGACGCGCGAGAGCGAGTTCGCCAAGGCGAAGAAGGCGGCCGAAGACCAGGCCGCCGAGGCGAAGAAGGCTGCCGAGGCCGCAAATAAGGCCAAGGAGCTCGCGGACGACGCGACCGAGCTGGCCAACACCGCCGCGGGCAACGCGGACGAGGCCACCTCGTCCGCCACCGAGGCCGCGCGCAAGGCCAACGCCGCGGCCGAGGCCGTCAGCGTTGCCACGCTGGGCATCTCGCCGCCGCAGCTCCGCGCTATGGTCCGCATGGGCAACGCCGCCGACGTGCTCCGCATCGGCGATCAGCTCAACTCGACCTTCACGTGGGATGGCAAGGAGTACCCGCTGCCGTGCGACGTCCTCCATCACTTTAACGGTCGCGACGCCGACCACCCGCTGTCCACGCTCGAGGGCGGCATCGAGGCCCCGACCATGGCCATCGGGGCTCACTTCGCGCTTCCGCCCGCCTGCGCCTTCGACAGCATGGAGGCGCTCTACGTCCCCGAGGCCGACATGCAGCCGGGCCAGTACGACATCATCGTCGAGGTCAACTATGTCTGGGGCACCGGCGTGTGCGCCGCGAAGGGGTCGACCAGGTTCACCTTCACGACTACGAAGGTGTGGCCTGCGGGCTGCCAGGTCCTGTGGAACGCCTCCTACAGCGGCAAGTTCACATCGCTCACCGCGTACGAGAACTTCAGCGACAAGGTCATCGAGACGGTATCGGTCGCCGCCGGCAGCGGCGGCACGCTGATCGGCACCGCCAACGAACAGATCAACGGGCGTATCAACAACATCCAGCGCGCCTGCGAGGGCAGCAACTGCTACCCGCAGTCCGGCCTACACCGGTGGGCGAACGCGCACGGCACCGACTGGGACGTGCAGCAGGGCATCTTCGACCGCCCGCACCCGCTCCACGGCAAGCCCGGCCTGCTCGACTGCCTGCCGCCGGAGCTCGTCGAGGTCCTGGCGAAGGTCTCGGTCAAGACGCAGCTCCACCCGGTCGACGGCGGCGAGATCGCCGAGACGTTCGACTACGCCTACCCGCCGTCCGCGCGACAGCACTACTTCAGCAATTACCTGGGCGCCACGACCGAGGGCTACAACGCCGAGGGCGTTCCGTTCGACTACTTCAAGGCGCTTGCGGTGAGCACTGGGCTCACTGGCCCGTTCCAGGGCTGGCAGACCTACCCGGCGCTCATCACGTTCGGCGCTGAGAACCACAGCGTTGCCTGCAGCTGCTGGCTTCGCTCCCCGGGTCGGAACGCGGCGGGCGCGTACGGCGAGGGGATCGTGAACTCGTCTGGCAACGTCAGCACCACAGGAGCGGCGGGCGGCCTTCGGCTCGTCGTCGTCCTGCATATCGGCTAATCGTCTAATCCGGCGGCGCACCCCTGCGCCGCCGCGGCTATGGAGGAACGAATGGGAGTGCCAGAGGGCAAGCGAAGGGAAGACAGGCTCGAGGTGTACGACCTGGCCAGGGCCATGGCCGTGCACACGCTCGACATCACGCGCAACAGGAGGGTCTTCCCGGGACGCTACGAGAAGGTCGTGAACGGCATCAACGGGGTCGCTTGGGAGATCCCGCGCAACCTCTGGCTCGCCAACAACACCAAGGTCGGGCCCGACCAGCCGCCGGAAAACCTCGCGGTGCGTCGCCGCCACCAGCAGACCGCGATGAGCTACATCAACGAGCTCCTGTTCGAGATCGAGATGTGCGAGATGGTCTTCGGCGGCAAGCGCGATGACGACAGCGACGAGAAGAAGCTGTCCCGCCGGAGGATCAGCTACTGGTCGGGTCTCGTCGTCCAGGTCAAGGAGATGGCCAGGGCCTGGATCAAATCGGACATAAGGCGGTTCGGGCAGCCCGAGCCGCCTCTGGGCTAGGTTGAAGTTGCCTGCAACTGCTGGCTTCGCTCCCCGAATCGGAACGCGGCGAACGCGAACAACGAGGGGATCGTGAACTCGTCTGGCAACGTCAGCAACACAGGAGCGGCGAACGGCAATCGGCTCGTCGTCGACTGAGACGGCACGGCGGAAGGAGCGCGGACGCATGGGCCGTAGCCCGCAAGACAGACCGTCGCAGGGAACCGACACCCCGCCGGGACAACACCGGGAAGCAGGGCGCACCGACGGCAACGGCCCCCACGGGGCTATGGAACCTATACGCGATGCGCGCCTCGCGTACGCACTCTCGCCGGAGGGCCTCAGGGAGGCCGCGGCGAAGTGCCAGCGGGGCAAGATGTGGAAGCCGAGCGTCAAGTCCTTCTCGCTCAACGTGCAGGAGAGGTGCGAGCTCCTATCCAGGAGCCTCATGGCGGGGGAGTACGACTTTCCCGAGCCGCACCATTTCATCCTCACGAGGCCGAAGAGGCGCGACTGCTCGGCGCCACCGTTCAAGGACCGCATCGTCCAGCGGTCCCTAATCGACAACGTAATCTACGAGGATATGACGAGGAGCCTGATCGGGGCCAACTGCGCCTGCCGCAGGGGCATGGGCACCGACAAGGCCCGCGACCTGCTCGTGCGCGACCTCAAGCGTCACTGGCACCACCACGGGCTGGACGGCGGAATCGAACTCTTCGATATCGCCGGATACTACCCCAATAAGCCGCACAGGCTGGCAAAGGAGACGTTCCGCAAGCGCCTCGACGACCAGACGTACGCCCACGTCGAGCGGGCGCTCGACTCGCAGGCGGGGCGCAACCGCCATGACGACGGGGACGGCTTCGGGGCGCGCGGATACGAGGCCGGTAGCGAGCTCATGCAGGTCGCTGGTATCTGCGACCTGGACGGCATGGACCATTACGCGAAGGAAGTCCTCCGCGCCAAGTCCTATACGAGGTACATGGATGACTTCTACATCCTGGACGCCGACCTCGAGTACCTGAGGTGCGCGAGGGAGTCGCTCGAGGATTACCTCGCGCGCATCGGCTACAGGCTCAACACGTCCAAGACGCACATCCAACCACTCACCGAGCCGGTCCCGTGGCTCGGCTATACCTATCAGCTCACGGAGCGCGGCAAGGTGATCGTTCGCATGAAGCCGGAGAAGTACCGCGAGCATATGCGGCGCCTCCGCAGGATGCGGAAGGCGGCCGATGCCGGGCGCATGACGCGGGCGGCTGTCGACGCGGTCTACGAGTCGTACCACAGCGAGCTCGTCGACCGGCACGTGACGAGGAAGCAGACCGTCAAGTTCGAGCAATTCTATCGAGATCTTTGGAGGTAAGTGATGGATAACATCACGGTTTCGAGGGTCGCTGACCCGGCGGCCCTGCGCGAGATCGAGGTGCTGCGTGCCCGCCATGAGGACAACGCGGCCATGATCGGTTACCTGGCGCTCATGTCCGACATCGAGCTCCCGGTGGAGGACGACAGCGAGACGGAGAAGGTGATTGGATATGAGCAAGTTGGCCGCGACGATTAAGGACTGGTACGTCGGCGACAGGTGGACCAAGTCCATGGTCGAGAACGTGCACAGGAAGGGCAAGATCACCGACGAGGAGCGAGACGCCATTCTGGCGGCCAAGGAGGACTAGCGCATGGAGGTGCTCAAGCTCTTCGCACCGTATGGTCCTGGCTGGCTTGCCGTCGCGGCGCTGGCCATCATCGCTTTCCATTTCGGTAACCAGTTTTTGTCCGAGTACAAGCTGCAGAACGAGCGTAAGGCCAGCCTCGATATCAAGCGAGAAGAGCGCAAGCAGGCCGAGGTCGACGAGCGCGCGCAGCGCGACCGCGAACGGTCCCAAATGGAGGGGCGAATCGCTGTGCAGATGGAGCGGTCAAACGCGCTCATGGAGGCGATGAAAACGCTGATGGAGTCGGTTGTCGCCTCCAACGACGTGTTGCACAACGACCTCGTGCACAGCCAGGCGAGAAGTCAGGGGATGGCCGATCAGGTCAGCCATATCAAGGACCGCGTCGACCTTCTATACGACAAAGAGACGAACAGATAGGGGAACAGCAATGACCAAAGACGAGATCGCCCGAAAGTTGACGAGTAGAAAGTTTTGGCTGTGTACGGCCGCATTCCTGGGCTCCGTCGCGACCAGCGTTGCCGGCATCGCCACGGATAACCAGACCGTCGCCGCCATCGGCACGGTGTGTGGGGTCGCGAGCGCGGCCATCTACGCCGCGGCCGAGCAGACCGTGGATGCCACGCGACTCAAGGCGGGGGGCGAGCATGACGGAGATTAACGCCGAGGCTAAGCGCAAGCTGCCGATGCGCAGCGTTTTCGCCATCGTCCTCGCGCTCGTCGCTGCCCTCGCCGCCCCGTGCGGAGCCGAGGCGTACCAAAGTGTCGACAGATACGTTAGCACCGGTCACGGGTATCTCAATGCGAGCTACCTGGTCGTCCACGAGACCGCGAATCCGGGCGCGAGCGCCTATAACCATACGTTGTTATGGTCGCGCGATGGCACCTACGCCGTGCATCACGTCATGGAGCTGGACGGATCCACGGTCTACAACACGGTCGCCGAGAATCGATTGTGCTGGCACGTCGGAAACGGCAACGGCTACACAATCGGCATCGAGTTGGCGCATGCCACCAACGCCTCAGACTTCGCCAAACAGTGGGGCGAGGCGGTCAAATGGACCGGAGACGAGTTGCGCGCCCGCGGGTGGGACACCTCGCGCCTCCTGAGCCACTACGAGGCAGCCCAGCGCTGGGGCGGCAGCGATCATACTGACCCCAACGGATACTTCCGCCAGTACGGCAAGACGTGGGCCGAGTTTAAGCAAGCCGTCGCCGCTTATCTCGGCAGCGGCTACGTGGCGCCCATCGCGCCGACTGACGGCAACGGCGGCACCGTGGCGTCCTCGTCCACTTCCACAAACGATTCGAGCTTTGGCGGCACCTACCGCTGCAGTGTCTCCAGCCTCAACGTGCGCTCCACGCCGTCTTTGTACGGAACGGTTGTGGCATCCTACGGCTACGGTCAGACTGTCAACCTTGATAATTGGTATTGCATCTCGAATGGCTACGTGTGGGGTCGCTATACCAGCTATTCGGGCTATACCCGCTACGTGGCGGTCGGCAAGCCCACTGGCGGCTACGATCCGAACGACTACCTCGTTCGCGCAGGCACGTCTCAGCCCTCCACCTCTGCTCAGTCTGGTTACCGCGCAGGTCGCTACCGTGTCGTGGTTGGCGCGCTCAACGTGCGCTCGGGCGCTGGCACCGGCTACGGCGTTGTCGCCAGCTATCACAGCGGCCAGACCGTCAACCTCGACGGCACGTTCGTGACCGCCGGTGGATACGTGTGGGGCCGCTACACGAGCTACTCCGGGCATATGCGCTGGATTGCCGTTGGCACCACCTCGGGCGCCGTGTACGCCCAGAGGGCTTAGGTGCGCCGATGATCGCGCTGGCGTTCGTACTCGGAGCATTATTCGGCGGCATCGTGACGACCGTCGCATTTTGCATCGTGAGTGTTAACCGCCCATAGACGCTGAACCCCTCCCCGGTACTGCCGGGGAGGGGTTTATGCATAGCCGTATATCCGTCAATAACCGTTCTCCAATGCAGCTTCAGCTAGTTAGGAGCGAGTGAGAGCACTGTTACCTGCAACTTTGCTGGTACAGCGCGTGCCAAAACGTCACGTTCAAGACTCTTAATCCCAAGGTCCAGGGTTCGACCCCCTGACGGCCCACCAAAGAACATGCAGGTCAGCGCTTCGGCGCTGGCCTTTTTTGTTTTCCGAGAAGCCAATTCATAACCGTCCGTTACCGTTCGCGTTTTACGCCCCCTGCCGTTTATGCGCGGCAGGGGGCGTTTTATGCATTTAGCAGGTAATGGACCTAGGGAACGCCATTTTAGAGCGTCTCGGCACCCAGGCCGGTGCCATTAAAACCGCCGTCCGCGCCGCCGCCCTCGACGATCTGCAGGGCGCGCCCGACCTGCCTGGCGGCCTTCTCGCGCTCCGCCAGACCCGGTTTGATGTAATGGCGGTAATCTGTCCCCAGGTCCGTATGCCCGTGCAGGTCCATGATGCTCAGGGGGTCGACCTCGGTCGCCGCCATGATGGTCTCGGAGGTGTGGCGCAGGGCCTTGGGCGGGATATACCGCAGGTCATGGCGTACGCACATGCGCCGCCACGCGCGTAGGAGGTTGTCGCCGCGCATGTTCACGATGCGCTGCCCGCTCCACTCCCGCACCTGCTCCGTAACCGAAGTGCCGCCCTCGACGGTTATGCTTGGGCGCAGCTCGTCCATGATTTGGTGCAGGCGCTCTCGGCCGGCCAATAAAACCGGCACGGTGCGCACGGAATGGGCGTTCTTGGTCTCCTTCACGCCGTCCTCGTCCGTGTACGCGCGACATACCTCGATGTATTCCGAGACGGTCGGCTGGCCCGTCGCGAAGTCGTAGGTCGTGGTGACCTTGAGGTCGCACGGGCGCACGGCCAGCGCCTCCTCCTTGCGTAGTCCGCTCAGGCCCAGGATGAGGTAGGCGTTCATGACAAGATCGGCGCGGTCGTCGCTGGCGGCGAGCCTGCGCAGCGCCTCGGCGGCCTCGGGGATGCTCCACGGCTCCACGGGCGCCTGCTTCGCTTTGGGCGCGATGACGCGCCGGCGGAAGGGCTCCGCCGTCACCCATCCGTCATCGAAGGCACGGCGCATGACGGCGCGCAGGGTGGTCTTGGTCTTTGCCGGCGCACCCGAGCGCTCGATGCAGCCTCGCATCATGTCGTGGGTTATCTCGGAGATGTCGATGCTACCCAGGACGGGGGAGATGTAGTTGCACATCTGGCCGTCGTACTCGCGCAGGCTCGCGCGGGAGCGCGGCTTGCCGCGGTTGCTGGGGGAGTCGCGGAAAACTCCCCAGTAGTACATGTCGAGCGTCACGCCCGCGTGCGCCGCCTGGGACACGCCAAGCTCCTGCGCGAGCTGGGCGATGGCGATATCGGCCTCGGTCTCGGTGCCGTATACGGTGCGCGACACGCGGCGCACGTGGCCGTCCGCGCGGAAGCCCGCCTGCACGCGGATCACCCACTTGCCGGGCGCGACCTCGCGCTTGGAGCCGAGTTTTGACCTTGAAGTATCGTTGGCTGACATATAATGGTCCTGCCTTTCCCTTTTGCCGGAGGGCATATGCCCCGTGCGGATCCGCCAAGATTGCCGCGCGGGGCTTTTTTGTTTGCGTTGAGGCCGGCTACGCGACTGCGCGGCGCTTGGGCCTGCCCGAGCGTGGCGTGTCGATCAGGCGCGCCGCTATGCTCTCCACGGTCACGTAGGTACGGCGGCCCTTGCGGTAGCCCGTAAGGATCCCCGAGTCGAGCATGTGGGTGATCCTGCCGGGGGAGACGGAGAGCCTGCGCGCGGCTTCTGCCGCCGAGACCGTCTCGCCCTCCACGATGTACCCCTCGTCCGTGGAGAAGGCGACCATCATGGAGAGCCCGCCGTCTGCGGGCTCGATGAACTCGGGCTCAGGCACGGCAAGACCGTCCTTCACGAGCGCGGCCACGTAGGTGCTCGCCGCGTCCACGGACTGCTCGGCGGCCTCGGCAATCGTGTCGCCGCAGGTGAAGCATCCCGGCAGTGAGGGAAACTCCACGTCGTAGCCGCCGTCCTCGTCGGGTGTGAGCACCGCCTGGTAAACGTATGTCTTCATATCTTTCGACCCCCAAGGGGGCGGGGCTAGAGCCACCCCGCCGTCTTAGCTATCTTCCGGTACGTCCCTATCGGTATCTCCTTCTTGGAGGTGGGCACGCTGATCTGGACCCCGTCCTTTCGCGCGACCACATGGCTGCCCTTGCCGGTGTAGAGCGTCCAACCCTCCTTCTTGAACCGCTTGAGCACCTGCGCGGGCTCCTGCTCCTTGGGCATCTCTCCTCCTTTCGACAATTTAATTATAAACAGTTGATAGTTAGCAATCAAATAAATTATCAAGTATTTATAGTTTTAAAATTGACCACACGGATCCGCCAAGATTGCCGCACGGGGTTTCTTCGTTTGATAGCAGTCGTTGCGCTTTCTGCAACAACTTAATCAGCTGCCTGCCCATTTTCGTTGGGTTACGAAAATGGGGGAGTAACTGGCGTTTCGGTGCACCCGTTTGGGTTTTTTAGAAAAAACCGAAAAAACCTAGCCGCGCCGCGGGTCATAATCGTGATGAACACCATTCCCGCTCCTGGAGGTACCCATGGCTCGCTACAGCGTCGGCGCATACACGTACGAGGACGATTCCCTCGACACGATGATCTACGACGGGCTCACAGGCATCCCGTTGAGCTTGGGGTACGAGCTCGTGTCGCAGGAGCGCGGGGACACCGTGAGGGTCGTCGCCCTGGGCGTGAAGGACGACACCGCGGGCCCCGTCCCGTTTGCGACGCTCAGGCCGTGCGCGTACTCTCTGGCATCCGAGTACGACGTGCGCGCTGTGAGGTGCCCGCAGACCGGGCAATGGGTCCTCATCGGGTACATGGGCGTCTAGAGGAAGCCCGCAATCTTCCCTCCGATGGAGAGGATGCCTGCTACCAGTTCACCGCCCTTCTTCGCTATCTCCAATCCCTTGATCATGCGGTCGGCCAGCGATGCCTGGTCGCCACGCTTTGCTGCCAATTCCATCTGGGCGAGGCATGCTGCGAGCATGTCTTTGTCTTCCGTAGTGAGTCCCTGGTCCGCAGCGATCGTCTCCATCAAGTTGTCGACGGATGCCCTCAGCGAAGATGAGGACGTCGAGCTCGAGCTTGAGGTCGCATTGCTGTCTGCGTGCTGCTCGACGCTCACGTTTGTCCTCGCCGTGGAGGACTTCATCTTTTCAATCTCATAACTCATGCGCCTGTCATCGGCGTACAGCTTCGCTTTCGCCTGTAGCCGCCGTATGTCCTCGGCGGCATCTTTCCTCCCGTATGACGACTGCCCGCCAATCGTCGCGCGGAACATCTTCAGGCCCACGCGGACCTTGGGCACCACTGTCTCTAGCGCCGACTCGATTCTCTTGGCCTCGCTCACGAGGTTGTAGGAATCGGGGTTTGCTAGGATTTCCCCGCATTCCGCTATGAGCTCGTCAATTGCGTTATCCATGACTTGAGTAATCCCTTCTTTTGGTGGCTCGAAGCTGATCGGGGCGTTGGTTCGCGGCCTCATATTCGTGGGGTTACGAGAATGGGCAACAACTGGCGTTTTGATTCCCCCGCCTACGCGGACCTTACTTGATCCGCTTCCAACCCTTCGATTTCAGGCGCTGCAGGTTGATTTTGGGACAGCTCGGCCTGGTCGCGTGCCGTCTCCAGGATCTTCGAGCGCCTCTTCTCGGTGCTCTGCCGGTAGCAGGTGATCAGCTCGCCCTCCGCGCCCGCCGGCGCCGTCGGCCTGTCCTCGGGATGCTCCTCGTACCATCCGAGAAGGTCATTGGGGTCGGTGTGCAGAATTTTCGCGCACTTCCAGAGCTGCTCAATATCGGGAAGAGTTTTCCCTCGTTCCCAGTTACCTACTGTTTTGATGTCAACGCTCAACGCATCTGCCAGGTCGGCCTGTGAATATCCGTTTTCTTTCCTAGCCTGCTTAAGTTTTAGGTTCATCGTCACCTCCAATATAGGGAAGTATTTACCGAGGATTCTATAGATACACAAAAGAAAAGGCAAGAAAAGCCCTAGTTTGCTATTGCAATCGGGAAAAGATTCCCTATACTCTGACTTGCACAGGGAAGAAGTTCCCTATTTCAGAAGGAGGAAGAGATGGAGTTTTCGAAGGACGAGTTTGGCGCGAACCTGCGCGCCGCCCGTGCTCGCGCCGATATGTCGCAGGAGCAGCTGGCCAACAAGGCGGGGCTCTCGGCATCTTCAATCATCGGATATGAGAACGGCTCGATGGTTCCAGGCGTCGACAAGGCCTATGCCATCGCCCAGGCGCTGGGCTGCACGCCCAACGACCTGATGGGCTGGAACACGGACGAGGCCGCCTAGGCCGGATGGAGGAAGAGATGGAAAGTCGTGAGAGAGATGCGGGGCCCTGGTGGTTCCGGTCTCGGGGGCGGTTCGGCGCGCAAACCTCGCCGCCTCCCTAGCCGGGTCGTTATCCGCCATCCTGCACGGTTATCAGACCAGATCCCGCCCGGATTTCCCCGTGCCTGCCCTATATCCCATTTATGACTGCCAATCGGGAGAGGGACTGGAGAGCTTCGGCGGGACTTTCGGTAGCCCGCGGTCTGGCTGCCTCGCCGCGCGTCGTTGCGCCGACGCCTTCGGCTCGGGCTTTTCCGGCTTCCGTATGCCGGGCGGGGCCCTACTTTACGGCGGCCCGCGTCCTCAAAACTGCCTTCAAGGAGATGGCTCCCTTCCGTCGGTTGACAGGACGCTTGGATTGTACCGCCGTGAGCAGCGGATTGAAAGCGACTACAGGAAAGAGGTTACGGGCTATGGCGACACGAAACGCGATTGCGCGGCTGCGCAGGGAGGCCGGTCTCTCCCAGTACCGGCTCGCCGTCATGGTCGGCGTGACCGAGAAGACGGTCTGGAACTGGGAGCGCCGGGGAATAGCCGACGCGAAGTACGGGGCGGCCAAGCGGCTCGCGAGGGCGCTGGGCGTGCCCATGGAGGATCTGGAGGAAGAGGAATGACGGGCTCGCGAATGACCCGGGCGCTGCTCGCCTCGGCCGTCGTGATGGACGCCGCCGGCTGGATGTGCGCCGCGCAGGGGGCCTACGGCCTGGCGCGGGTGTGCTTCTCGGCCGCGCTGCCGTTCATCGCGGCGTGGGCGCTCGCCTCGCTCTTCGACTGAGGCCGGGCCCGCCCCCGTCGCGCCACGGGTTCCGCACCGCCCCCATTCCGCGGGGCCCGTGGCGCGACGGGGCCGGACCCCATACTTCCGGCCCATATGGTGCCGCCGCCGACTTGGCGGGGCGGCGGCACCGCTCCCTTTGGCGGGGGAGCGCCCTCCGGCTGCATCTATCGGTGCGGCCCTCCGGCAAGGGATTGGCCCTATTACATGTGAAAGGAGAAGGCCATGTGGATGTCGATAGCCAAGGGCGCGCGTTACGCCTGCTGCGACAACGTCACGTTCCGCGCGATGGTCATGCAAGGGGTCATCCCGCGCTACCCGTCGCTCAACCCCAACAGCTCGCGCGAGGTGGTGCGCAGCGAGGACATCGACGCCGCCATCATGGCGCGCGGCGCGGTCCCTGCGCTGCCCTCGCCAGACTGCGTGCCGGCGCGCCGACCGAGGCGGGTGGCGTGATGGGCGACCTGGTCTGGGAGGCGGGCTGCCGCCTCGGCGCGTGGTGGGACTCGCTGCCCGAGCGCGTGCGCAGCGTCGTGTGCGCCGTGGCGCTCATCGGCCTGATCGCCGTTGCCGGCGCCATCGAGGGGACCGCCCCGAGCGGGATGTACTACTAGCCCCTATTTACCTTGACAGCTGCATAGCGATCGGGGCGGCGGCCCGGGGAAGGGAGCCGCCCTATGGGACAAGGAATGCCGCCCGTATGGTCTTTCGTCCTCTTCGCGCTCGCGTTCACCATGTTCTTCGTCCTGGGGCTCGCTACATCCGGAGCGCTGTCCGGATGAGCGCGATGAGCGTGGGCGCGGCGGCGCCGCCGATGAATCCGGCTATGGCGCCGGAGACGACACTGAACAGCGCCACGAGGTAGTCGTGCCTGCGGCCGCCCCGGACGTTCTCGCGCTCGATGCGCGCCGCCTCGTCTCGGTCTAGGAACCAGCAGCGCCCCTCCGAGGTCAGCTCGCCGAAGTATTTCGGGTTCTGCTCGCCGCCCGAGCGGCCGTCGAGGAGACCCTTCCTCGCGAGCGTCTCGTATACGCGGCGCTCGAGCTCGTACTCGCGGGAGTAGGTACGGATCTCGCAGCCCATCGAGTCTATGCCCTGGAGCGTTGAGAGCTCGTTGTCGAGCCGGTTCCAGATGTAACCGTCCACCGACTCTCCCCGTTCGGAAACCTCTTGGAGCCTCCTGAGATAGGACTGCTCCTCGCTCGTCAATTCAACCATCCGGACCCCCGCCCCGATCGCTATGGCAGTTCATGCGAGGCCGTGGGCCTCGAGACAGGAGGATACATGCAATTCGAGAAGAAGTCTGTGCGCCTGGGCGACATCCGCCCGAGCGGGCAGAACCCGCGCGAGGACTTCGGCGACATCGGCGCCCTGGCCCGCAGCATCGAGGCGACCGGCGGCGAGCCACTGAACCCGCCCGTGGTCGTGGCGGACGGCAACGTCTACCGCATCGTGGACGGCGAGCGCCGCTACCGCGCCCTGTCCTCGATTTACGGGGAGGACCGCGAGGTGTCCGCGCTGGTGGCCGACACCATGGACGAGGCCAACGAGCTCGTGGCCATGCTCGCCACCGACGACAAGCGCCAGCTGACCGAGGCGGAGCGCGCCCGCGGTGTGCAGCAGATGCTCGTGCTGGGCATCGACGAGCAACGCATCGAGCGCGCGAGCCACGCCACCGCCGGGCAGATCCGGGCTGCGCGCAAACTGCGCGGTCGCATCGATGCCGGCGTGCAGGTAACACTGGAGCAGCTCGAGGCCGCGAGCGCCTTCGACGACGAGAAGGACGTCGAGGCGGTCCTCGCCGCCGGCGAGGGCTGGGCGGGCAAGGCCGACAGCATCCGCCGCCGCAACGAGCGCGAGGAGGCCAAGGCCGAGGACTACGACGCGTTCGGCGATGCAGGCATCCCGGTCGCGAAGGAAAAGCCCGAGGGTTTCAACTACACGGACTGGGTCCACGTCGGCCTCGCCGCCGAGAAGCTCGAGGGGAAGGAGCTCGCCGCCGGCACCGTTGCCGTGTGGAAGGGCAGCTACTGGGACCTCTACGAGCCGGATGACGGTTCGGGCGCCGAGGCCGAGAAGACCGAGGAGGAGATCCGGGCCGAGCAGGAGGCCGAGCGCGAGGCGTCGGCGCTCGAGACCCTGTATAGGAGCCTGATCGGCTTCGTGGCGTCCGGTGCCCTTGCCATGTCCAAGGACCTCATGGCGTGCGTGTGCGCTGACCGTGGGGACCCGCCCGCGCTGCTCATGGCGATGGGCGGCGACAGCTACGTCGAGAACGAGGAGCGCTTCGGGGTCGTGCGAGACGAGTTCGCCCGCAACCTCAAGGCGTGCAGGCCCAGCGAGTACGAGGCCGGCTGCTGGCTCATGGCGGCGGCCAAGGACATGGCCCAGCTCAACAACCGCTGGGGCGGCGACGACGCGGAGGCGTGGCTCGACCACTATGACATCTTCTGCTCCGCGGGCTTCGAGCCCGGCGATGAGGACGTGTGGCTCATGGAGAGGGTGCAGGCCAGTTTCAAGGAGGAGAAGGATGAGTAGCGAGAAGGATGTCAAGGTGACGGTGGAGGCGTGCGGCGAGGTCCGCGCTTTCGAGTGCCGCTGCACGATGCTCTCGACTGGCAACGGTGACGGCTCCGGCAACTCATGTTTCGTGGGCTCGGCCAGCCTCAGTGATCTGTTCGCGCTCGCCTGCGAGTGCGCCGACACGCTCTGCGCGGCTTTCAGCCAGACGGGCGTTCCGGACAGGAATGCGCGCAAGCTCATGCTCATCGCCGCGCTGGGCGTCGATGCCGACATCTAGCGAGCGGCGGGCGGTCGTGCAGCGCGGGGCGGACGGGCGCTGGTTCGCCCCTACATGGGCACCGACCGCGTGACCGGCAGGCGGATCAGGCCGTACAGGTCGTGGGACGCGGAGCTGACGCGCGAGCAGGCCCAGACGGAGTGCGACAGGTGGGCGGCCACGTTCGACCCTTCCTCCGCGCGCGACAGCTCCAAGCGCCTGTCCTCGATGCTCGAGACGTACATCTCCGACCCCGTCAACGGCCTGTCCGACAACTCGGTGGCCACGTACCGCTCCGTCGTCAGGACGATGGTGGAGCCGACCATCGGCCGGCTGCCCTACGACCAGCTGGAGCCCTGGGACGTGTCGGCGGCGTACCGCCTGCTGCTCGCCCCCAGGAGCGGCAAGGGGCTGTCGCCCAAGACGCTGCTCAAGATGCACGCGCTGCTGAAGGGCGCCTACCGCTCGTGGCGGCCGGCGTTGGGCCGGGACATCATGCTCGACGTGCCCGCGCCCTCGCCCGACCCCGTGGAGCCCTTCGCGCTGTCCGAGCTCGACACCGACGAGCTCTCCCGGGCGCTGGTCTCCGCCATGTCCTCGCGATCTGCCTCTGCCGCCAACATCTCGCGGCGCACCGAGGCCATGGCGGTCTACCTCGCCCTCAACACCGGACTTCGCTGCGGGGAGATCTGCGGGCTGCAGCGCCGAGACTGGCGCCGCGCCCTGCACGACCTGCACGTGGTGGGGCAGGCGGTCGAGCACCCCGAGCTGCACCGGCAGGCCTACACCAAGGGCAGGCGCGTGCGCAACGTGGCGCTCGCCCCGGCGGTGGAGGCGCGGCTGGAGCGCCACCTGGAGTGGCAGGACACGTGGCTCTCGCGCAAGGGCCCGGCGGCGCTGGTGGTGACCTTCGGGCCCGCCGGAGCCATCGCGCGCCCGAGCACCGTGACGAGCCGCTTCAAGTCGCTCGTGAGGGACCTGGGGCTGCCGGAGGAGACGGTGTTCCACTCCCTGAGGCACACGCACGCCTCATGGCTGCTCATGAACGGGTTCGACATGAGGACCATCCAGGAGCGCCTGGGGCACGCGAGCGTCAAGACGACGCTTGACATCTACGGCTCGGTCATGCCGGGCCGCGACCAGGCCGCCGCCGCGGCCTTTACCGATTCGATCTGCAGAGGTGATACGGATGACGATACTTGATTCCCTCGTGGAGGGCGCCCTGTGCCT